CTGCTAATTTTACAACAGCCAGAGGATTTCAAATTCAATGTAAAAATGCAGTAAATGATGCCATTAACTATGTCAATCAAAGAGAGTTTGGTTGGCCTTTTACACATGTAACACAAACAGAAACTTTAGTTGCAGGACAAACTAGATATACTGCTCCTACTAATACACAATCAATTGATTATGATACTTTCCGTATTAGCCGCGATGAAACATTAGCTGTTGCTGGTAATACTCTACGCATTATTGACTATAAAGAATATACACAAAAATATATTAATCAAGAAACCACTACTAATGTAGGCAGTGTTCCTAAGTTTGTATTTAGAACACCCGATAATAATTATGGATTGTTTCCGTATCCAGACAAAGCATACGAATTAAAGTACGAATACTTTATTAAACCTACTGCACTAGCTGCAGCCGCAGATGTTCCACTTATTCCAGAGCAGTTTAGACAGGTTATAGTTGACGGTGCTACTGCCTACGCTTATCAGTATCGTGGTGAGGCACAACAGTACGGTATTAACTTTGCTCGTTTTGAGGATGGCATTAAACAAATGCAGACGCTGCTTCTAAACAGAGCAGACTATGTACGGTCTACTTATATACCTTATTCTCAAGGGTATGGCATTAACGCAGGATTTTAAGGTGATAAAACATGGCAGATGAAACTGGCCTTAATCCGTATGTATTTGCTTGTCAGGGTGGGCTGGTTCTTGACCAATCAACTTTTGCTATGCAGCCCGGAATGGCACTTGAACTAACTAACTTTGAGCCGGATATTCAGGGTGGGTATAGACGCATTTCTGGTTACGCCAAGTGGAATCCTAATATTGTACCACAAGATGCTAGTGCATCAGAAGCTGTACTTATGTCAGCTTACTTCAAAGGCAACATCATTGCTGCACGGGGTGGTAAGGTATATAAGGGTGGTACTACAGGTAGCTGGACACAGATTGATACTGGTAGAACAAATGCCGGAGTATACAGTTTCTTTAGGTATACATTAGGTGGCACAGACTTTATTGTGTGGGCAGACGGTGCTAATCATGCATCTAAGTACGATAACACTACCGTAACGGATATTAATGCTACAGGCGCACCTGCTAACCCTAAGTTTGTTACAGGTTACAAGAATGCTCTTTTCTTTGCTGGCATGTCTAGTAACCCACAAGAGTTAGTATTTACTGCACCATATACAGATACAGACTTTAGTACCGCTAATGGTGCTGGTAGTATTAACGTAGACAGTAACATAACTGGTTTGTTTCCGTTTCGTGATTCGTTGTTTATATTTTGCGAAGAACGCATATTTAAATTAGTAGGCAACACTATTGCTGATTTTGTATTGCAACCTGTGACACGAGAGATTGGTTGTCTTAACGGTAGAACAATTCAGGAATTTGGTGGAGACATAATCTTTCTTGGGCCTGACGGATTACGTACTGTTGCTGGTACTGCAAACATCGGTGACGTGGAACTTGGTACAATTAGCCGACAGATACAGGAACGCTTTGCTGGCGTATCAGACGTAGATGAATTTGCCTCTGTAGTTATTCCTGATAAAACACAGTACCGCATTTTCTTTTCTAACTCCAATACAGTACGTTCAAAGACTACAGGAGTTATATGTGTAAGAAAAGATAACAGTTTTGAATTTGCTGATATCTTAGGTATACGCCCTAGTAGCACAGACTTTATTACTGTTAGTGGTGAAAGCATTGTAGTACATGGCGAGTTTGATGGTTTTGTATATCGTCAAGAACAAGGCAACGACTTTGATGGTAACAATGTAACAGGTAAATATCGTTCACCTGATTTGACTATGGGCGATGCTGGTATACGTAAATCATTCCAGCGAGTGATTATTAACTACGCACCTGAAGCAGCCGTTAACGCAGATTTATTTGTTAGGTACGATTACGAAGCACCTAACGTAGCCAGACCAGCAGCCTACCCATTTGACACAGCTACAGCGGTAGCTATTTACGGTTCATCCCTATACGGTACAGCTACATATGGTGGACAGTCAAACCCATTAGTAAGACAGCCAATTGAAGGTAGTGGATTTGCTGTAGCACTACGAGTTAACGATAGAGGCACATCAGCCCCATACTCATTAAAAGGATTTCAGCTAGAGTTCCAAGCTGACGCAAGGAGATAATAAATGGCAGGTTATACTAGACAGTCAAGTTTTGCTGATGGCGATATTATCACCGCAGCAGACAGTAATGACGAGTTTAACCAACTACTAAGTAGTTTCAATAATACAACAGGTCACAAGCACGATGGTACAGCCGCTGAAGGTCCAGTTATCGGTTTAATTGGAGACCCCGGTGTAGCCACGCCTAAAAACAAGGTTGTTGTTGATGATACAAACAACCAAGTAGAATTTAATATTGACGTAAGCGGCACATCCACAGAACAGTTTGTAGTTAAAGATGGTGTCATTGAGCCTACAACTAACAACGATATTGATTTAGGTTCTAGTTCTAAGAAGTTTAAAGATTTAAATCTAGCTGGTACAATGAGTGTTTCAGGTACAGTTACTTTACCGGGTAATGTAATTGTATCAGGTACTCTTGGCGCAGACTTAATTCCAGACGGTGATAACACTCGTGACATTGGTAGTTCTTCTGCAGAGTGGAAAGACCTGTTCATAGATGGCACAGCTAATATTGATAGCTTGGTTGCTGACACTGCTGATATTAACGGCGGTACAATAGATGCTACAGTAATTGGTGGTAGCACTGCTGCTGCTATTACTGGTACAACAGTTATAGCTAATACCAGCATTAATATTGCAGGTGATGGTGCTACTGTAACAGGCATCAAAGACGAAGACAATATGGCATCTAACAGTGCCACTAAGCTGGCTACGCAGCAGTCAATTAAAGCTTATGTAGATGCGCAGGTAACTGCACAGGATTTAGACTTTGCAGGTGATAGTGGCGGCGCACAAAACGTAGACTTAGATAGTCAGTCGCTTACCTTTACAGGTGGTACAGGTATTGACACTACCGGCTCTGCGCAGACTGTAACCTTTGCTATTGACAGTACAGTAGCTACACTAACAGGGTCACAGACGCTCACTAACAAAACACTTACTAGCCCCGTACTAAACACAGGTCTAAGTGGTACAGCCTTTCTTGATGAAGACAACATGGCATCAGATAGTGCTACTAAAGTTGCTTCACAGCAGTCTATTAAAGCATATGTAGATACTGAAGTAGCTGCTGTACCTGTGGGTGACGTAACACTAAACGGAACACAGACCCTTACAAATAAAACCTTGACAAGTGCTGTATTAAACGGTACAATAAGTGGAACTTCTATTAAAGATGAAGATAACATGGCATCAGATAGTGCCAGTCATCTTGCTACCCAACAATCAATCAAAGCTTATGTAGATACACAAGTAGCTACTATACCTTCTGGTGACATTACTTCTGTAGTAGCTGGTACAGGAATGACAGGTGGTGGTACATCAGGTGATGTAACATTAAATGTTATTGGTGGTACTGGTATTACTGCCAACGCTAATGACATTGCAATTGATAGCACTGTGGCTACACTCACAGGTACACAGACACTTACAAACAAAAGCATTGATGCTGCACAGCTTACTGGCACAGTAGCTAACGCAAGACTTGATGCACAACTGCAAGATGTTGCTGGACTAGCAGTAACAGACGGTGGCTTTATTGTAGGTGACGGTTCTAACTTTGTATTAGAGACTGCAGGTACTGCACGTACTTCATTGGGGCTAGGCTCTGCTGCAGTATTAACAGCAGGTACATCTGCTAATAACGCTGTACAACTAGATGGTTCTGCTAGACTACCAGCAGTAGATGGGTCACAATTGACTAACCTACCATCTGCAGGTGCAACTGCTGGTTTCGCAGTGGCGATGGCAATTGCGCTTTAGTACTTGACAAATGAATAAAAGTATGGTATAATTATACTTATCTTAATTAGGAGATGAAATGGCACAGGATTTTGAAAGAAACATTGCAAGGAATGTTGGTACAAGCGCAGTAACTCTGCGAACCGCTAATTCCGATGATGCTCTTATTGGTATCAATATTGCTAATGTTACAACTACCCAAATCTTAATGGATGTATTTATTAATGATGGGTCTAACGACTACTACATTATTAAAGATGCACCTATTCCTGTAGGCTCAACCCTGCAGGTCTTAGATGGCGGTGCAAAGGTTGTAATGCAAGCAAGTGATGTACTTAAAGTACAGAGTGATACTGCATCAAGCGCAGATGTTTGGGTTTCCGTAGTCGATACCATTAGTTCATAAGGAATAAATAATGCCGTATATTGGTCAACAAGTTCCGGGTTCTTATCAAGCTACTAAGGCTGTACAACGCTTTAATGGTGATGGTTCCGATACTACATTTACACTGACTACCACAGTATCTTCTGTGCAAGACGTACTGGTGTCAGTCGATGGTGTCGTACAGGACACAGCCGCATACACTATTCCCGATGGCACTACACTTACATTCACCGCTGCCCCTTCTTCTGGTACAGGCAACATCTTCGTAAACTACCTTGCCCCGCAAGCTGGTACAATCACACCCCCCGCTGAGAACAAGGGTAACTTTAAAGCTGGTGGCCTATTCCGTACCAATGCACAATCCCTCACAGCAAATACAACCATCTTAGCTACAGAGAACGCCAACGTAACTGGTCCGTTTACTGTGGCTTCTGGTGTTACATTAACCGTTGAAAGCGGTGGGACATTGGTGACGCTATGAGTACATTGAAGGCAGATACCATCCAGAGTACAGGCGGCGGTGCGGCTACGCTGACGAAGCAGAGTGCGGCGAAGGCGTGGGTTAGTTTTGACGGAACCGCAGCAAGTGCGGCAGCAAGGGCATCATTCGGCATTTCTTCAATGGATGACAATGGAACTGGCGATTATGATGTAAATCTGTCCAGCGCAATGTCCGATGCTAATTATGCAGTAGTAGTAGGACAGGGCAGATACAACGAAGGAAGTTATGGTGGGCAA